TAAAACACTTTAAAACAGATTTACAAGCAGTGCAATACATGATTACGCAGAGTGGCGAATCATCTTGGTCACTTGAAAAATCAACTGGCATATCAAGACAAACTATAGATCGTTGGATAAAAGCGGATTATCTTAAAATACGTAGAGCTACTTTGTCTGACTTTGCAAACAAACTTAATTATCAAATACAGTACAATAAAAGCGGTATATCCGTTTCACCACATACAAAAAAACAAGAATCAGGAGACTTAAATATGGAACAACAAAATATGCTCATAGAGCTGCAAGCAGAGAAAATAAAGCGACTAGAAGACAGATTATCAAATGAAGCATCACCACATGAATGCAATATTGACAATGTGTATGGTATAGACCAAGCTGAAATTATCTTTAATTTTGATGTTAAGCTAAAGTGGAGCTTAAAAAATCCTGGCATTCAAGTCAGATATAATGATGATGCAGATAAATACGTACCAAAGATGGCAAAAAAACTTGGATATACTGAATTAGAAATGGCTGAATTATTACAAATAGGTGAGATGGTAGAGTATAAAGATCATAACATACATAAACTTAGAACCGCCGAACAAAAAAACGAGATGTTAGGTATAATACATAATTTTATGTCTGCATTCAAAAAAGTAAAATTAAATACTTCGTTATTAATTGCTGACATACCAGTTAAGTATACATCCAAACAAGGCGTTGTATATGCTGCAAATGTCGAATATAGAGTTAATTGGATTAGAGGTAAAGGCACAGCGCACATACGATGGCTTAAAGATTAACACAAAACTTCACCACAATAAAAACTAGGAGACAAACACATGGCAAGTATGAAAAAGTCAAGTCATAGACAAATATTTCGTGTATCATATAAACACCCAAACAAAGGCCATCGATGTGATTATTATAAAAATAAAAAAGATGCAGTGATGGCGTTAGCTCACTGGCAGAAGATAGAGTTACTTGTAAAGATGGAGTTAGACTGGGAAAGTGAAATGCATGAGGCTGAAAAGCCTATCACTGTGCAAGAAATAATTGATTTGCATAAAAATAATGTATTAGCAAATAAAGACAATATTAAGACAATTCGCACATATAATACGATGTATAATAGTTTGTTACGCGTATTTCCTGGAGATACTGTAGTACAAAATATTAGAACTATGACACGCGAGATAGAAGGCGTAGAAGTTGTAGGTTGGCAAATATATAAAAGACATGAAGAAATTGTGCGAGGCCGCAATAGGAACGGCATTGATAGTTATATGAATGACATGATGATTATGTTTCGCTGGGCCTTTGATCAGGAATACATTTCAAAGCCAGTAATGAAAAAAAGCGATAGATATAAGTTTGACGAAAAACCAGCAGTACAGTTTAAAACCTGGTCAACCAGTGAAATCAAAACGCTATTTGAGCATGATGGACTAAATCAATTCCAACGTGATATACTTTTAATATATGCGCTTACTGGCCTAAGAGCTAATGAATTAACTGGTATAAATAAAGATCAACCATATAAAGAGTTACATTGGAAGCATGTTGATTTAGATGCTAAAACAATGCAAGTACAAGTTAAATCCAAACAACGTATACGCGAAACAATTGATATACATGATGATGTAGTAACCATACTACGTAAATGGAAAAAGCGTGGATATGCAAGGCCACTTAATTTTAACTATGATGACTTAAATGATTATATACATGAGATCAGTGAGATTACAGATGTTCAATTTACTTGCCATGATTTGCGCAGGATGAAGTCACAAATAGCGCGTAAAGAGTATCATAATGTTAATGATGCTGCAAAAGCAATTGGTGATAAATCAACACAAGTAGTTAATAATCATTATGCTGGTGAGACAGTTGAGGAGCAACGCTTTAGAAACAAAGGCATAGCCAAGCAGCTATATGAAATTGTTGGACATAGCTAGATTTTGTTACAAGAATGTTTGTAACAATATGTAACAAAGAAATATTCCATAATATGCCATAATATGCCAAAACTTGGAAATTGGATATATAGCAAAAAACCCCACAATAAGTGGGGTTTCTCGTCAAGTACCTGGGGGGGGACTCGAACCCCCACGGCTTTACAGCCAACAGATTTTAAGTCTGCTCTGCTGTCGAGGAGAAAGTGCTATTTTGTAACGATATGTAACAAAAAATTATGAGGTTAATTCTCTCATCACCACCTGACATGAGAAAATATCAGGTAAAACCGTTCTAAACTGCAATGGCTTTACTAATTTAACATAATGTATATCGCCAGTTGGATTATTGCCATTTATAGTTGTCTCGTCTTCACAATATATAAATGGCATTCTATCTGTCACAGTATTAGCAAATGTTTCTAGTTCCGTTTTTTGTGATGCAGTAAGGTGCGTAAAATTCAATGTAAAATTTTTAAAATTACTATGTTTATTAATATAATATCGATTTGCGCCAAAAGCGTTGATTTCCTCAGTGCCAAAATTGTGTTTAGTAATAATATTAGCAGTTGGCTCAATTGGTAGTGTAAATTGCTCTCCAAAATATATTTCTGTTATACCATCTACTGTGCCACCATCAGCAATAACGATGCGATATCTAAAACTTCCTGATGATAAATATACTATGTTCCAACCTGGTGTTAATGAATCAACTTCTATGTTCGTAATACTATTTGCTGAACCAGTTGCATTATCTGAGCGAAAAATCCTTATATCTGTAGTAATTGTAGTAGTAGTATAAATTGCTACAAAATCAACTGTTTTAGCACTACCAAAATCAAAACGTAATGCATCTGTATCACCCCAGTCTGTTATAGCTTTAGTTATATCTTGGTCTATAGCTCGTTCTTCATTGGTTAATGTAGTTCCATCAGAAAAACTTTTGCCACTTATATTGACAGAACCATCTTCCACATTGATTGTAGCTTGATATGTATTTACATTGTCATAAAAAAATGCACTAGCCATTATGAACTACTTTCTTCTTGTAATGTTAATGTTGTTGAAAATGTATTTATTGCAACTTGATTAAAAGTAGGCGCTTTTGCTAAACGAACATTATGATATACAGACTCATCATAATAAGTAAACTTATATATATTAGAATAATCAGATATTAAAAATTCTAATAGTGATTTTTGATTTTGTGTAATTATTGGTATCTTGATGTTCCAAGTACGTAGTTCTGTATCTATTTTATTAGAGTATTCTACATTATTATATGAGCTTGCTAGGAATGAATTAAATGGTTTACTAATTGAGATACTATTTCCATCAATTGGCAAATTTAATACCTCACCAAAATATATTTCTGTTGGCGCAAAAGAACCACTTGCTCGCAATGTCCAATATCTACTACTTGCAGCAGTAAATTCAAAAAAGTTCCATCCAGTAGTAAGATCAGTAGTAATCAAACTTGTTGATGTAGTATTACCAGTAGTAGCAGAGCTAGTAAGAACTTGTATATTTGTTGAGGTATCTGATGCTACATAAACAGCAATAAAATCAATTGTCTTACTCTCTCCAAAGTCAAAAAGTAAAGCATCATTAGTGCCCATATTTGATACTGCTGTCGCTATACTCCTATCTGTTACTCTTGCCTCATTAGTTATATAATCGCTTCCATCATCAGCTAAAACAAATAAGGTAGTGCTAGAGTCAAACGTTGCTGCTTTATCGTCAGCAGTAATTGTATGAGTTTTTTTATTATCGAAATATAATTTATGTGCCATTACGCTTTATGCACTTCCATTGCTTTAATTTTTAAACTGTTTACTGTACGTGTAGTATCTGTTATTCTAAATTGAAAATTAGTGTAAGCAGATGAAGAACCTCTAATTTGTCTAAAATCTGCTGGTGGATCGCTAAAAGTTATGATATCACCAATCTCAAGTTTCCACGCTACTGGATCAAGTATCTCACATTCGGCAGTAACTCTTTGCAATTTAAATAATTCAATTAAGTTTTTTGCGCCTTGAAAACCATTAAACCAGTCTTGATTTAATGTAAGGACACCACTGTTATCTGTTAAACCATATGTAGATTTAGTAGAAGGCTCGTTATAATTATTGCCTGATAAATATGTGCCAGTTACTGGATGCTTATCATAATTATAATTTACTTTCCATAATATTTTATTTAATGGGATGTTGCCAAATGTGGCATTGCGATACATGCTTTGAGTAAGATTTTGAGTAACAGTTTTACTAGAACCATCTTCTATTAAATAATGTATCTTGCCATCACTAGGTTTTATGTACGCAATAAAACCAGCTTCTTTTTGAAGTTTATTTAACGCATCTTGTACCGTCATTTTTTCATCATCAATTGTACATCTTACTTCATTAAATTCATTATAATGACTTTCCACATTGGCTTGTGAAGCTGTATCTACTGTACCAGTGCCTGAACCAAAATTAAACAATATATTTTCATGCACCTCTGTTGGACCATGTACAAGATTTGAGCCACTTATTGCATCTAACTCAACATACGAACCTTCTAACTCTCTGCCATCCTCGCCTAAATAAATTGTTTCGGGCACTTGTTCACCCATACTTTTTTGATTGTAAGTTGTGCTAGATTTGTCTAGTTCTATATAAGTCGTAATATCAAGATATATGCTAAATACTTTTAACGAACGAACATTATTATCATCTGATAAGCGTAGTCCTAAAACAATATCTGTTAAGTTTACACCTGGCTCATGTCCTTGCGCTGAACCAGTATTCCAGTCAGAAGTAATATCTTTTGTTACAACATATTTGGTTGTGCCAGCAAACTGACTCCATGAGTTATCTCCTGACCATCCATTAGCAGTAGTGACATCAGATTCATGTATTCCTGATAACGTATCAGTGCCACTATTGTCATATATATGGGCCACACTAAAATTAACAATACCATTAGGAATATCAGGAGCAACATTCTGAGCAATAATTACTGCAACTACTTTTGCTACACTACCATTTAATTGTCCACTCATTGCAGTTAATATACCAGCAGGACTACCTGATGGACTTCCCGTTGTAGAAACTGTTACTGAGTCAGCATCATCGTCATTTATTGCTAATGTGGGTGTAACATTAACATCTAAATTAGGATTTGATACATCAGAATTTTCAATTTGATGTACTGGCGAAAGTCTAACAGTATTTTTAAAAAATGTTTTTTGATTCGTAGTATCTGATACATTATTAATTCTTACAACATTTGTACCAAACTTAGATGTCGTAGCAGTAGTAGCATTTTCTACTGGCACAAATCTATCTATGCTTGCAATATAGACATGACCTCTTGCAGCACTATTATTTAAACCTTGATCATAATATATAAATTCACTATCATGTGAAATTAAATGCGCTGGTCTTAAAAATTTATTTGTACATAAACCTGGACTAGCTTCAGTAGATGTGTTATTGTCAAAGTCTCCGTAGCTAATTGATTTAAATTTGCCTTTTACTGGAACATTATATCCTGACTCGCTTTCAATTTGATCTTGCAATACTTTATTAAAACGCCATGCAGCAAAATCTTCACAATTAACGCTTATTTCTCGATCAGTTAATTTAGTAATGCCAATAACCCTGCCAACAAATACTTGCAAACAATCACTTAACGAAGATGTTGTGCCATTATTAGCAAAGTATATTGTAACAGTCTTATTGGTTCTATTGCCAAATGTATCTGCATATCCAGCATTTACAATACGTAATGTAATATTGCTTGTTCTGCTTGTAAAATTTCGTAAATCTATACTGGAATTAATACTTGGTGTAGATAACAATCTACCATCGTATGCTTGAGAGTCTACTGTTACATCTCTAGTGCTAAGATATATAGTTGAACTGCCACCAATCTGCACCAATGGGAATATATCGTTGTTACGTTTAAGAGCGTTTGTAAAATTTGAGCTTGGTGATAATGCCATAATCTATGCGTTAGCTTCACGCCTTAATTCTTCTCTTATAGCAGGAAGCACTTTAGTTCGTACGTGATCCTCATCGCCAACCATATCGCCTGCAATGTTTATTGTAACTCCACCACCCTGACCAGTATTATTCATTTCAGCAAGGTTTTGTAGGCCAATACTGTTTACAGCGCTTCTTTGCATAATAAACTCGCCTGATTGTGCAAGTATTGGAACATTATCTTGACCTTGAACCATACCGCCAGTAGCAAAGCGCTGTATGCCGTTATTATTAATTAAACCACCAGTATGCCCAATAAAACCAGTGATTGCTTGCAATACTGAACCACCTAATGATGCAGCACCTCTACTACCGCCAAACACACCCATTGACACTAACTGAGCAAATGTACTTAGGATTGCTTTAAATTGTTGTTCTGCTGAAGCTCCTTCTTTAAATATCTGTTGTAAGCCACTTGCAATAGCAGTGGTAGCTGCTGCTGTTTTAAGTAATTGTTGCTCTTCTTTTTTCTTTGCTAACGCATTAGCATCTGATTCTTCTTTTGATTTTTTTGTTGCGCCAGTTAACTCATCATACTTTTCTTTTAATACTGTAAGCACTGCCATCACTTCTTCATTTGTACCTAACTCTTCTTGATGTTTAGCTATTAATAACTCAAGATTTTCAATTTGCTTTAATTGCGCCTCATCTGTATTGTCTAAAATATCATTAAAAGCAGTTTGTGTTTCTGAAAACTCAGTTGTTGTAGTAGTAAGACTATCATATCTTTCTTTAAGCATTGCAAGCACTGCATCTACTTCTTCCACTGAACCAAGTTGCTCTCTGTTTTTCTCAATTAATAACTGCAAACTTTCGATGTGCGCAATTTGAGATAAGTCTGTTTGCTTTAGTAAACTGTTAAATGTATCTTGAGTTGTGTTAGTCTCCTCTTTTGTTTTTGTTAAATTTTTATAACGCTCATCAAGCAACGCTAATACAGCAGCAACTTCCTCACTAGAACCTAAATGCTCTTTATTTTTTAAAATTATTTCTCTAATTTGTTGAATCTGTTCTATTTGTTTTAAATTGGTGTTTTTAAGAACTTCATTAAACTTTTTCTGCGCATCTTCTAATCCTGGATTTAAATTTTTTCTACGCTCAAGTTCAACATTTATCGCATCAATTCTTTCTTGAAATGTTTTTGCATTAACATTAGTAGCTACTAAAGTAGTGTTAAACTCTTCTTCTTTATCTTTTAAGCCATCAAGTAAATTTGTTCCTTTTAATATTGTAAAACCGTTTTTAGAAAGTATGTCATCAAAGCCATTATAGCCTTCGGTAATTTTTACTACTCCATCTTCTAATTTGCCTTGTGCTGGAAGTAATATTTGTATGTCTTTACCAAAATTAATTACTGCTGATGCAGATTCTTCAATTGGCTTTTTAGAGGCTGCTAATTGTTTATTTAAACTGGCAAGCTCTGCTTCTAATTGTTTTACAGTAAGTGCTTCAATTTTTACTCCAAAATCATCAATGGTATCACCAAATATATCAAAATCAGCACGACCATGCTTAACAAAGGTCAAAAATCTATCTGCTCTAGTGGCGAGGTCACCAATGCCTCGAACAGCATCTTTTAAAGCAGGCATAAATGTTTCGCCAATATTTGCAGCAAGTCTAGTTACAGCATCTGTCATATTGCTAAATGCGCCAGTAAATGTTTTAGACATTCTATCTGTACTACCAGCAATGCCAGCAGCAGGATCAACTAATGCATTGGATAAAGCCTCTCTAAATTCAGGTAATGTAATTTTACTTAAATCGTCAATATTATTAAATGATTTTACTAAGTTTAAGATGCCTCGCTCACGTAAAATGTCTGCTGCGCCTGCACCACCAGCAAAAGCACGCCCAAGCGAGTTTGCAGCTTCTGTAGCAGTTGTACCCATAAATGCAGCAAGGTCAGACACTGGTTTAATCATTCCTTCTGCATCAGCGCCAAATGCTTTTAACTGCGCACCAGCCTCTACCACATCTTGAAGAGTAAAAGGCGTAGTCGCAGCTACGGCATTAAAGTTTTTAAATGCTCTTTCTGCACGTTCTGTTGAACCCATTAAGCCAGTTAAACGCGTCTTAACATCTTCAAAACCTGATGCAGCGTCAATAAACTTTCTTACGCTAACAACAATAGAACCAAATGCAAAACTTACAAGTAGTAAATTGTTACGAAGTCCTGACATGTTGCGTCTAAACGTGGCAGCAACACCACTACCTCGATTTGCTTCGCGCGAAAATGCTCTTGTTGATTTAGTTACTTGATCTAAAGATTTATTTGCAGTCTTAAAACCTTTAGTTCGTATTTCTATTATAAATTTTTCAGCGGCCATCGTTTTCCATTCGTTGAATTGCTAAATACTCTTCATCAATAGCGCTAAAAAGCGACATGCGTTCATACAACGCATTATCTAATTCATCGTATAAAGGTATATTAAAGCGTTTGTAGAGCAAATATTCCTCAAGTAGTATGATGACATCAGTATCATAAAAAAAGGTCGAATCTGCGCAATGTAGCATGTTAAAGTATAATTGTTGCCCTGCTGTAAATTTGCCATTTTGGTCTTCTGCAAGTACGCGATCAATCTCATTCCATAACTCTTCTTTAGTATATGTAATAGATTTTTTTAATGTGGGCGATTTAGCGCGATATGGAAAAACTAAATTACGCGATTGCACATTATAATAATTCATCCACATCGCTACACGTACTTTTAACTCTTTTTTTTAGGTGGATTCTTATACCTTGTATATATTTCACTTAATACTGTATCAATTTCTGTGTCATCTAGATGGCCTAGTGCCTCTTCAGGATTAACAAAAGCATATGACATGATAAACTCCATCACATCATAATACTTCTCTAAATTGATTTGCCCATCAGAATCCATCGCACCAACTTCTAATCGATGCAATTCTCTGCGTTTTTTGAATGTTAGCTCACGGCATTCAAAGTCACCGTGCTTTGTCTTTATGGTCATACAACCTCACTACTTGTATTACCCCAGGTTTAACTATCGCCGCCAGCACCAGCAAATTGAAAAATTACGCTAGAAGTTGCACCGCTATATACTGCTCTAAATGGTATGACTTGCTTAAAGCCATCCTCATCAAAACTTATAGATGCACTGTCAATTAAGCATGTTGGTGCTTTTACTTGATATACTCCAGTATCAATATCTAAAGCAAAAGATGTGGCTTCAGCAATTGCAGAGACAGATTCGCTATCACGCTTTGCATTTAACGATCCAGTAACTTCATACCCACCAAGTGCGTAACCCATAGGATTAAAACTACTTGATGCATCAAAACCAACTCTTGTTACTGTTCTAGCAATATTTAATTCAAAGCTAAATAATAACAAATCTTCTGCGCTACCACCACTTGGCGTTGCAGTGCTTGCAGAGATATCATGCATATTAAACATAGTTTGTTGAGCAGATACGTTAACATTAGAGCCATTATTGTATGCTAAGTCAGTGTTAGCTGTTGGCGCATAAGCCGTTTGAAATACCGCGGTACACATTACTACGCCACCATTACTGCCAATGTCACCTGAAAATGTCATTGATGTTGCCATACAGCTCCTAAATACAATATCATTATCAGCATCATGTGATAAGTCTCTAAATACTAATGACACTGGAATCGCATTTGATACACCATTTTGATACACTAAAGTCGTAGGCATAGAACCAAGTAAATGTGATATTTCACCACTTGCTCCATCTTCGTACATATTTAATAAAACTCTTTTTACAGCAGCATCAGTACACATAAATGTTACTGATATTTCATACATGCGATCATGCCTCTGTTCTTTAACCATATTATCGCTTTGAGTAAGTCCACCACCAACTCTAAATGGAGCTACATTTAATGTTTGACCACCAGCTCCAATTTCTGTAAAGCTATAATCAGTAACTGGCAATTCAGTTAGCAAACCGCCTTGAACAACTGCCGTACCCATTGTGGCTTCTGTACCAATAAATACACTGGTATTATTTTTAACTTGAAATGTTGCGCTTTTAGCCATTATTTCTGCTCCTTGCTTTTAATTTGTTCAACGTGCTTTGCCATCTCTTTTGATAGCTTGCCATTATATTCTATTTCTTTGCCTTCAAGCAACCATATATGCTTTGCTGCCATACCTAGTCCTAAAAAACTATTTGCAGCATCTAAGCTTTTATAAGATTCTTTTGCTTTTATTTTCATACTAACTCCAATGTTTGACATGTAAATGAAGTAACTGCTCGTAAAAGCGTATCATCATCTTCATCTCTTTCATAAGTAATGTTTTCTACACTACCATTAAAATACTTTGTTGTACCACTTACAGCGTAATTTCTGTTGTTATACAAAAGTCTTTTTAATCTTTCAGCAACATTACTGACTTGACTAATACTATTCTTTGTATAGTTACCTGACCGTTGTAACTCATAACTAATAGACACTTCAACATTTCTTGTTTGTCCGCTAGTCAAAAGCTCTTCCAAATCATCAGAAACTGGCGTTATCAAAAAACTTTGATTACCCTCATGGGCATCATACATGATCGGCATTGAGAATTCATCAGCAATAATGCTAGATAAACTCTCAATAACTCGATCATAGATAACATTTTCGTAAGAAATTGCCATCTATATTAACGGCGCTTAGATGACATCTTGCGCTTTTTCATCACTTTTTTCTTGAGCTTCTTCTTCTTTTTGCCCATTTTACCATATCCTTTACCCATTGGCATAGCGTTACTCCTTATCTATAGATTTGACCTGATTTGATTGTTCCAATTGGCAGCTCGTCACTTTGAAAAATAATTGACCATTCATCATTCGCAACGTACACTCCTGCCTGAAATCTTATCCTTGCTCCATACGCAAGTGGTTGATAATCACCATTTACTTGCTCTGCATCCACTACCTTGTGCATGCGCAAACCTTCACTATTTTTTATAAATACATCGTACTTAACTGGACTTGTTGTGCCTAATGCAAATGTACCACCAGTTGAAATAACTACTCTTACCTCATCATAGTCTACGCGAGGTGGGCCATGAAGTTTTATATCTTCTACGTAACCAGTAGTAGAACCATTAAGCGATATTTCTTGTATTACGCCTTTTTCTGAAGCAAAAGATGTTTCATTAGACATAACATATTCACGGCGTTTTAGCTTGTCTAGTAACCCAGTACCATCAGGATTCATTGCCATCTCTTCAATTGCTTCTGCTTTTTCAGGATCGCTACTTCTTACCAGGTCGGC